GAAACAGAAGTTGAATTAGAAGCTACTGAAGAAATCGAAGAAACAGATGAAGAAGATCTTGAAGAAAATCAAGACGAGTCGATAGAAGATCAAGTAGAGCATGAGGAGAACGAACAACCTGAGCTTTATACTGTCAAACAAAATGGTATAGAAACTCAAGTTACTCTCGAAGAACTCCAAAATGGCTACAGTCGTCAGCAAGACTACACACGCAAGACTCAAGAATTGGCTAATCAACGTAAAGAGATTGAAAGCCAACAAGCAGAGTTATTGGAAAAAGACGAAGTTTATAAGGATTTATTGCCTAAACTTGAAGCTAGTTTAAAAGCTGAACTAGGGCAAGAGCCTGATTGGGCCGCTTTATATGAAAGTGATCCATTAAATTATGTTCGTGAAAAAGATATTTGGAACGATAAAAAGAAACAACTGGAAGCAACACAAGCTGAACAGCAAAGGATTAAAGATGAAGAACTTGCTGAACAGCAGAAACAAATTAAAGAATTTGTTGAATTTGGAAACCAGGAGTTGATTAAAAAAGTTCCTGAATGGAAAGATGTCGAAAAAGCAAACGCTGAAAAGATTGCAATTCGAGATTACGCCATAAATAATCTAGGTTTCACGCCACAAGAAATGGATCAGGTTTATGACTACAGAATTTTGCTTGGTTTAAGAAATTCTTGGTTGCATGATAAAACTGTAAAAGCAACAAAGAAAAAACCAACACAAAAATCTGCGGCCAGAGTGGCTAGACCTGGTACTGCCAATCAAGTTAAGAAAACAACTCCTTTAAAACAGTCGAAACAGAGATTAGCTAAATCCGGGAAGGTCCAGGATGCAGCTAAAGTTTTTGAAAATTTAATTTAATTTCTAGCGAAAGCTAGAGGAGTATGAAAAATGGCTAAAGTTACAAATGCCTTTGATACTTATACTGCGACTGCTGACAGAGAAGAATTAAGCGATGTTATTTATAACATCTCTCCAACAGCAACTCCTGTTATGAGTGCCATAGGAAGAAATAACGTAAGTAATGTGCAGTTTGATTGGCAAGTTGAGTCTTTGCCAACTCCAAGTGCAACAGGGAAACTTGAAGGTTTTGAACTTTCAAGAGCGGCTTCAACCGCTACAACTAGAGTGAGCAATATCTGTATGATCTCAAGCAGAGATGCAACAGTTACAGGCTCACAAAATGCTTCTGATGCTGCTGGCAAAAGAAGTGAAATGGCGCATCAATTAGCTCTTATGGCTAAAGCGTTGAAAAGAGATATGGAAGAAGCCTTAACTCAAAACAACGCAAAAGCGGCTGGAAACGCTACTACTGCTAGACAAACAGGTGGTTTAGAAACTTGGATCACTACTAACAAGTCTATCGGTACTAATGGTGTTTATGGCGGTAGTGGTGCAGCTACTACTAATGGAACGCAAAGAGCTATAACTGAAACTCTTGTTAAGACTGTTCAACAGTCTTGTTTCACTAATGGTGGAGAGCCATCATTATTAGTTGTTGGCCCTCATGTAAAATCAGTTGTATCTGGTTTTACAGGTAGAAGTTCAGCTAGACAGTTTGTAGATGCTAATACTATTGAAGCATCTGTATCTATCTACTCTGGCGACTTTGGAGAACTACAAGTAGTTCCTTCAAACAGAAGTAGAGGAAGAACTGCCTTACTATTAGATCCTGAGTATGCAAAAGTTTCTTATCTTAGAGATTTTGAAACTATTGACATCTCAACTATTGGTGATGCTGAAACTAAAATGATAGTTGTTGAATATGGCTTAGAAGTGAGCAACGAAGCTGCTCATGGTGCTGTGTACGACTTATCAACATCATAAGTTTAATTAAGGGGGGTGCTTAGTCGCCCCCCTTTTTTAAAATGGCAAGAAGAACAGTAATAGACTCAAGAACAAACTTTGTTAGCGAATTTGCTACCGAAGATGATAAGTTTGTTTATCACACCAAACAAAACGTAGCGCCAATATTAAAGCACGTTAAAGACTTACAAGAATTTAAACCAGGAAAAGAATTACGTCATGTTGCGGAAGTACCTATGGTAATATATCAAAAAGCTATACGAGAAGGTTGGGCGAATGACAAAGCCAAATGGAAAAAATGGTTGAACGATCCCAACAATAAACTTTTCAGAACTTGGCAAGGTAAAGTATGACGTACGATGAATTAAAAACACAGATAGCAGATTTTTTAAACAGAAGTGATTTAACTTCTAAACTTGACTCTTTTATTGATATTACTGAAGGAGAGCTCAACAGAAGATTAAGAACAAAAGATATGGTAATTAGAGCCAATGCAGTTGCAGATGGCCAGTATCTTTCTTTGCCTTCAGATTGGCTAGAAGCTATAAATATAGAAATTACATCTAACGACTTCACTCCTTTACTACAACAGTCTATTGAGTCTTTAGATGTTTATAGGAAGGCTAATGACAATACTTCCGGGCAACCTGTTTATTTTGCTATTGTCGATAAAACTCTTGAATTAGCACCTACACCAGATCAGGATTATACTTTGCAATTAACTTATTATGGCTCGATACCTGCTTTAAGTAGTACAAATACTACTAATTTTGTATCGACTGGACATCCTGACGTTTATTTATATGGTTGTCTAAAACACGCTTCTATTTATTTAATGGAAGATGAACGTGTAAGTATGTTTTCTCAGTTGTTTGAAAAAGCATTAGAGGAAATGAGAATGGAACAAGAACGTGCTGAATTTGGCAAAGGATCTTTAATACCGAGAAGAAGAACTTATGGCAAAGCACACAAAACAACTTATCATTTAAAGAATTGAGGTAAGACATGGCAGCATTTAGTGATTATTTAGAAAACAAGGTTTTAGGCCATGTTTTTGGTGGTACTGCTTATACAGCACCAACAACTTTATATGTGGCTTTATATACAGTAGCACCATCTGATACTGGCGGTGGTACAGAAGTTTCAGGCGGTGGTTATGCTAGGCAAACTTCTACCTTTAATGTTTCAGGCACAAATCCAACCGAAGCTACTAATGCTTCAGCTATTGAATATCCAGAAGCAACAGCAAACTATGGAACTGTAGTTGCAGTTGGTGTATTTGATGCTTTAACAAGTGGTAATTTACTTGCATATTCTACGCTTACAACATCTAAAACCATCGACTCTGGAGATGTTTTCCGAATAAACTCAGGTAATTTAGACATAACTCTAGCGTAACATCATGGCCACTATAGGCTATAACGAAGGTTACTACAGCAGATCAAAATGGAATGATTTAGCTTTTCAAGGAGAAGCTGAAATAAATGCTGTTAGCAACATGGCCGCAGTTGGAACTGTTGTCAGAATAGGAGAAAGCACAATGCCAGGTGTTTCTTCTTTTTCTTCTGAAGGAACGAAAGTCTTTTTAGGTACAGCTAATATTCAAGGTACATCTAATTTTTCTTCTGAAGGTACAGGAATTTTTTTAGGTCAGGCTACTATTGCTGCTGTTTCACACTCTACTTCAAGAGGACAATTCGTAGTTAATGCAGATGTAACTATGAGCGCTGTCGCAAATTTTAATTCTATAGGAACTAAAGTTAATTTTGGACAATCGACCATAACTGCAATCTCTAGTTTTAGTTCTATCGGTGGGTTAAAATGGACAGACCAAAATGTTGCAGAAGATACTTGGACTGAACAAACTGTGGCAAGTGATACCTGGACTAATCAAACAAATCCAAGTACCGCCTGGACAGAACAAAATGTTTCTAGTGGTAGTTGGAATGATCAGACAAATCCCGGCACAAATTGGACAGAATTAGATAATCAAGAGGTTTCATAATATGGCAGATACGTTCACAACTAACCTTAACCTGACTAAGCCAGAGCCAGGCGCAGCAGAAAATACTTGGGGTATTTCTTTAAATTCTAACTTAGACACTTTAGATGCAATTTTTAGTGGAACAGGCACAGCAATTTCTTTGAACATAGATGGTGGAGATATTGCTTCTGCTGTTGTAATTAATAAATCGCCAACTGTTACTTTAACTGGGGATGTTACTGGATCAGGTACTTTGACTAATTTAGCAAATGTTTCTATAGCATTGTCTTTATCTAGCTCAATAAGTCCAACCTTTCAAAATTTAACATTGTCTGGAAACGACTCAATTAAAGTACCTGCAGGAACTACAGCGCAAAGAAATGGATCGCCTGTAAATGGAATGTTTAGATATAACAGCACTACTAATGAATTTGAAGGTTATCAAAACAGCGCTTGGGGTGCTATTGGCGGTGGTGGTGGTACTACCATAAACAATAATGCTGATAACAGAATAATCACAGGAAGTTCGACAGCAGATACTTTAGAAGCTGAAACAGATTTAACTTTTAATGGTGTAGGTTTGGGTATAGGAACAACTACAGTACCACATGGTAGCGTAGGAGCTGCTAAACTTGCTGTTGAGGGTGGCGACTCAAACTTTACTAATGGGCCTCATGTGCAATTTACAACTGCAAGTGATGATTATCCCCTTATGCAAATCCTTCCTTATGCGCACGATAACGTATCTATAACTTTTGATGGTTATCACGATGGCACTAGCTGGAAAAGTTCAGATGCAGGTAGTAATTTTCAAATTTATAAATTAAGCGATGCTTTAAATTTTTATTATAAAAGTGGAGTAGCTGCAGGTAGCGCTATAACTTGGAACTCAGGTGCTTATTTATCTGCAACAAGTGGTTATTTTGGGGTTGGTACAGGTTTAGCTTTAAATGCTGGTACTGATATACAAGGAACTTATGGAAATTGGACTGGAGAAAAATCAGCAAAAATTCAATTTCATGCCAATCATTGTTATATACAAACTTCTGGAAATCTTTACCATCGAAGCAACTCAGGTGCTAATACATTCGTTGCAGATAATGGTGGAAATGTAACTTGTAATGGGAACATAACAGCTTTTGGTAACGCTTCTGACATAAAACTAAAAGAAAATGTAGAAGTTATAGATAATGCTGTAGATAAAATAAAAGAATTAAAAGGTGTTACTTTTACTTACAAAAAAGATGGCAAAAAAAGCACAGGCCTAATAGCACAAGATTTGGAAAAAGTATTGCCAGAAGCAGTTTATACAGCAAAAGATTTAGAAGATGAGGAACACCTAGCAATTCGTTATGGCAACACAGTAGGATTGTTAGTAGAAGCTATCAAAGAACTAGAAGCTAGAATTAAAGAACTAGAGAATAAATAATGGCTACTCCGAGCTCAGGCGCTATAAGTCTAAATCAAATTCACGTTGAAGCTGGCGGTGTTTCTGGCACAGCTTGTACGATTAATGATGCAGATATAAGGTTAATTGCAGGTGTAGGTAGTGGCGCTACTGCAAGTTTTAGCACTTACTATAACCGGGCTGCAGACGCTTCTTTTACTATGACTGTAGGACATAGAAGCGTAACTACATCTGGTCAATATTCTTCAACGACTAATGTTTGGAGGGGATATTGGGGTGGAACATTTGTATCAGGCGTATCATCTCCTAGTGGCGGTGCATTTGGTGGTTTATCGCCAACAAGCAATTCTGATTATTTAGGTAATAATACAATCCAAATAATCCAAACAAATGGTACAGTAGGTGGCACAACCAGTACCTTTACAATAGCAGTCAATGCGGTTGTGGCTAATAATGACAATGCTTTTAAAAGTGTAGTAGTTAATGGCACTACTTATAACAGATCAGGTCTTACATACTTACAGTCAGTCAATGATACATCATGGAGATTGCCAAACTATTCACAAGCAGCAGTAAATAATTCAGCGTTAGCTTATCCGCCTTTCGGAGTTCAAAACGCTTCTAACTCTATTGTTTTTAGAAGAAGGGTATGAGCGAAATAAAACTAGAAAAATCTCCTACAGCAGATATAGGAAAAACTCCTGATATTGATGAAAACAATAAATCTTTTAACAGATTAACTCTTAATGTTACACATCCAGTTACTAAAGATAATTGGTATATGGAGTACAGCAAACAAGATAGCGAAAGTCTTTTAGTAGAAAAAGAAAATGAAGTTTATGTTGAAGAAGATAATATTAAGTATTTAAAAAATCTTTGGGAAGCAGACGAATATAGTTTCTTTTTAGAGTCATCAACATTAGTACAGGCAAGTGAAGGAGATTTAGGAGAAGGTATTGAAGAAGATTTTACTGTTCCTAAAAGTACAAAAACTTATGATGAAGTGTACGTTAATAAAAAATTAGTTAGAACTGATTACAATATTGGACTACATCAAGCTCAACCACTTATAGATGAAGTAGAAAAAGTTTTTGGCAAAGATCAAGAATGGAAGGGCAATAGATTTAACATTATAGGTACTTATACAGCGCATGACGATGCGCCTTTAAGACCGCCTTATACACATGAAAAAACTTATAGTTGGTACAATGTTTATAATTTGCCTTCACAAGAATTATTAGATGAATTTAAAGTGCCTGATGTAGGTTATAAATATCATGTTTGGCACTCTATAAAATACAATACTGTTACTGCAAAAAAACAGTTAAAACTTGTTATTGAAGATAATGAATTTACAAGTAATTATCAAGAACATCCTGATACCTTTATTCCTAGACCAGAAGTTCCTGTTTATTCTCCAAAATATCGTTCTTTCTTTTTTGCAAAAATATTTAATGAAGATGGTACAGAAGCAGATCAATACGATGTTTTTTTTGTAACTACAAAAGAAATTATGAAAAAGTTTTGTGAAGAAAAAGGTTTAAATTTTCCTATGCCAGAAAGTAGAGAAGATGATTTTGTTTGGATATATGGAATTGTCTATGACAAAAATACTTTAGAAATACAACAAGTTAAAGGATATGTTCGTTATCCTACAGAAGAAGGCGAATGGCTATAAAACTAGATACAAAAAAAATTGATAAAAAATTCTACAAAAAACTAGAAAAAGAAAAGGCGTTGAGAAAAGAATTTGTAAAAAAATTTCATAACTAAGATATAATTTAAGATTATGGCAGATACATTTAC